CAGTTTGCCATGCCTTTTTAGTACGGCCCTTCATTGTTTCATGTCCAATAAAAGTTTTAGGGTCATTCTTGGCATCATTTACAGCGTCATATACTTCACTACCAAAAACGCCGCGTTGAATCAGTTCGTAGCCCCATGCATGGATAGCGGCCTGTTCGTTGTTACTTTTATCTTTTGGCTGCTTCAAAAGAGCGAACCGTGTAGCATTGTGAGCGTATGTTTTGCCATCCAGATCAACGCCTATGATCTCGGCAATAAGCAAATCCATTTTGGCAACGGCCTTTTGAATTGCCGCTTTTGACCGTTTGATATCTGCGCCACGTTTGCCGTTTACAGTATCTTTTGTCGAACCCATTGCATTATTGAACGCCTCGATCTGCGTTTCGGTTACTGTATAATCAGGCGCGTTATCAACCAACGCAGTGTTTGTTTCTTTTGTTTCAGTAGACATATGCAAAATTCCCTTTTGCTATCGGCGTAGACGTTGTTGCCCCGCTCCAATGAATTGGTTATGCCATAGAATGATATGTACACAAGCCAAGTGATACCCAATACATCTATATGATGGTATATTAACCTAGGACGCGTCCTAGTACCAACCCGACCCCACCTACCCCCAACCCCCCTTGATCGATGCTTGCCGCATTGCTCTGTATAATACTAATCCAGACAAACTTTTTACGTTTCTACACGTTTGAGTTGTATCCCCCGTTTTAGAGACCCCCCCTACCCAAAAACGTTATTATAGTGTAAAAAAATTTTATACGTGTTGGAGGACACAGCTATGAACATAGATAAAATCTTAGAGTTCCCGGTGCCGTCTGAGGTAGACAGGCAGTTTCTTGAGTTAGAGAAACAGCAACAACTTATACGTGAGCAGACAAAGCGTATAGAAGATGATAAACTGGCTAAGATCATAGGGGATATGTATAAGTGACTATACAAGTAGATATACAGCACGATGTACCCGTGCCCACCGATAACCCCCCTATTGAACTACCTATGCGCATAGCTGCTGCGGCGGAAACGACTAAGCTGCTTGGGGAACATGGGTTGTCTATAGAAGCTACGTCTGAGGATAAAACCAATGCTGCAGCCATTGCTACAGCGTTTGCGGAAGACCCTATTAAGACGGCTAAGAAGGCTACGCCCAAGAGAACCGCGGCCTTAACTCCAGCTACTTTGCTTTTAACTGATAGGATACTTAAAGAATTTGGTCATTCGGTCGTTAAGAACTCTATACAGATACGACACCTAGTGACCAACAAACTAATCGAAGAGACAGATAACGTAGACGCACGAATCCGAATACGGGCTTTAGAGTTGTTAGGAAAGATTAGCGACGTGGGCCTGTTTGCTGAGAAAACCGAAGTAACCGTTACGCATCAAACGACTGACGATATACGCAGTAGATTACGAGACAAACTAACTAATCTGATAGATATAACCCCAGAAGACGATATCGAAGACGCAGTGATATTAGACGGGCAAGTTGTCGATATAGACACCGAGCTTGGACTAGACGATGAAAGATAGCGTTTTTTCCGAAGACGAAGTTCAGCATATGTTGGACAATCTAGACAGCTTTTCAGATGAAGAAATAGCGGAAATAGACAAGCTGGTTGGAGAACTAGGCATACGTAAGCGTAACAAAACCGCATACGATGACCTGATAGAGTTCTGTAAGCGGATGCAGGACGACTACATTGTAGGGCGTCATCACCGTATACTTGCTGATCTACTAATGGCTATTGAGGCGGGGGATGAAGATCGTGTGTGCGTGAACATCCCCCCGCGTCACGGTAAATCCCAGCTAGTATCTATATTTTTTCCAGCTTGGTTCTTAGGGCGGAACCCTAACAAGAAGGTTATGATGGTGTCACACACCACTGACCTAGCTGTAGACTTCGGGCGTAAGGTACGTAACCTTATATCTATAGATGACTACAAAGAGATATTCCCCACAGTTAAACTAGCCGTAGATAGTAAGTCTGCGGGGCGTTGGAACACTAACTTCGGAGGTGAGTATTATGCGTGTGGTGTTGGTTCTGCTCTTGCTGGTCGGGGTGCTGACCTCTTGCTCATTGATGATCCCCATTCCGAGCAAGATGTTATCAACGGCAACTTCTCCGTGTTTGAAAGGGCCTATGAGTGGTACACCTTCGGAGCTAGGACACGACTCATGCCCGGAGGTTCCGTTGCCATAATCCAGACTCGTTGGCATATGGATGACCTGACAGGGCGGGTTACTAATGACATGGTTAAGAATGAGAACTCTGATCAGTTTCAGGTCGTAGAGTTTCCAGCTATCTTAGATTCTGAGGATGCTGACGGTAAACCAGTACAGAAACCACTATGGCCTGAGTTCTTTGGCTTAGAGGCACTACTCCGTACAAAAGCATCTATGCCTTCGTTCCAGTGGAACGCGCAGTATCAGCAGACCCCTACCGCAGAAGAAGCCTCAATCGTTAAACGCGAGTGGTGGCGTATTTGGGTAGATGACGAACCACCTAAATGTGAATACATAATCATGTCACTCGATGCCGCTGCCGAGAAGCATAACCGCGCTGACTATACATCACTGACTACATGGGGTGTGTTCTTCAACGAAGAGGAGGAGATGCACAATCTTATCCTGCTAAATGCTATAAAAGAGCGTATGGAGTTCCCTGAGCTTAAAGAGTTGGCAGTACGTGAATACCATGAATGGGAGCCAGATGCGTTCATTGTGGAGAAGAAGTCCTCCGGTTCAGCGCTATACCAAGAGATGCGGCGCATGGACCTGCCGGTACAAGAGTACACACCTCACCGTGGGTCTGGTGACAAGATGGCGAGACTTAACTCTGTAGCGGACATAATAAAGTCAGAGCTATGCTGGGTTCCCGCTAAACGCTGGGCAGAAGAGTTAGTAGAAGAGATAGCTGGGTTTCCGTTTATGTCTAATGATGACCAAGTTGACTCTACAGTTATGGCACTGTTGCGTTTCAGACAGGGTGGGTTCATAAGACTACCGACCGATGTATGGGATGACGAGCCTGAATATCAGCAGAAAGCGGACTATTATTAACATGCTGGCTTTGTCAAGCAAGTTTTGGTATCATATTCGCAGGACGCTGGCCGCGTCCCGTGGGGGTGTTCGGGGTTTCCTCCCAACCTGTAGGGCACCCTCACACTACCGACCACCTACTTACCTAGCGGGTAAACGTCCCGTAGAACACGATAGCGAGGCTCAACATGGCGATTGAAAAGATGATGACCCCTAATGAGGTCGAGCTTATGGGGCCAGACATAGATGTAGAAGTAATGTCTGATGACACAACTGAACTTGCTATGGATGACGGGTCTGTAGTTATAGAGTTTGGCGGCGCTGCCTTAGAGACAGATGCCGAAGCAGCTATGAATGACCATGATGCAAATCTAGCAGAGTATGTTGAAGACGCGATGCTAGAGAGCCTAGCGTCTGAATTAGTCGAAGATTTTGAAAACGACCGCGCCTCACGTAAAGAGTGGGCTACATCCTATATAAATGGCCTAGATTTACTGGGTATGAAGGTTGAGGATCGCGCACAACCTTGGCAAGGGGCCTCTGGGGTGTACCATCCTATGCTTACCGAGGCTGTGGTACGGTTCCAAGCACAGGCTATGAGTGAACTTATGCCTGCGGCTGGCCCTGTTAAGTCTAAAATTATTGGTAAAATGACTCCTGAGAAGTTTGAACAATCCAAGCGTGTGCAGACAGAGCTTAATTACCTCATAACGGAAGAAATGCCAGACTATCGGAACGAGATGGAGCAGATGCTGTTCAAACTCCCGCTGGCTGGCTCTGCGTTTAAGAAGATTTACTACGATCCGATCCTAGAACGCCCTGTGTCCGTGTTTGTACCTGCCGAAGACTTTGTAGCGTCCTATGGGGCGTCTAACCTGCGTACCTGCCCACGCTATACGCACGTCATGAAGAAGACTTTTGAGGAAATTCGTGCCTTACAGGTCGCAGGGTTCTACGCAGATATAGATTTACCTGAACCGACCCGTGATATTACAGATATCGAAGAAAAATATAACGAAATGGACGGTACAGACCCAGTATTTAGTGATGACCCCCGTCATACACTGCTGGAAATGCACGTAGACATCATTTTGCCCGAACCATTTGATGATCCTGACGGTTTGGCACTTCCTTTTGTTATTACAATGGACAAGACATCCCGTACAATCCTAGCGGTACGTAGGAATTGGTACGAAGATGACCAAAAGAAGCGGAAACGCAGTCACTTTGTGCATTACCCATACCTACCCGGAATGGGTTTCTATGGTACAGGGCTAATCCACACGATTGGAGGCCTAGCTAAGTCCGCTACGTCTATTATGAGACAGCTTATCGACGCAGGAACGCTATCTAACCTACCAGCAGGGCTAAAATCCCGTGGTATGCGGATTAAAGGGGACAATACACCCCTTATGCCCGGAGAATTTAGAGATGTAGACGTTCCGGGTGGGGCCATTAAGGACTCTATCACCTTCCTACCGTACAAAGAGCCGTCACAAGTGCTGTATACTCTCCTTAACAACGTAGTTGAAGAAGGACGGCGGATTGGCTCTGTAGGGGACATGCAGGTAGGAGATATGAACGCACAGGCTCCTGTAGGCACTACATTGGCGCTTATGGAGCGTTCTATGAAGGTTATGTCTGGTGTACAGGCACGCCTACACGCTGCTATGAAAGAAGAGCTACGTATCTTAGCGCGTATTGTGCATGACTACATGCCTTCTGAGTACGCCTATGAGATGGACGAACCTGCGGATAGGGTTGAGGATTTTGACGGACGTGTAGACGTAGTACCTGTGTCCGACCCTAACGCTGCTACTATGGCGCAGCGGATTATGCAGTATCAGGCGGCATTACAGCTATCGCAGCAAGCGCCACAGTTATATGATCTGGGTAAGTTACACCGCCAAATGCTTGAAGTTTTGGGTATCCCAGATGCTGAAGATATTATTAAGCTACCCGAAGATATCAAGCCTGCCGACCCTGTGTCTGAAAATATGTCCATACTAAAACAAGAGCCTGTAAAAGCGTTCTCGTATCAGGACCACGAAGCACACATAATGACCCATATGGCCGCAATGCAAGACCCCAAGATACAGCAGATTGTGGGACAATCACCGTTTGCAGCGGCAATACAATCCGCCATGCAATCGCATATTACAGAACACGTAGCCCTACAGTATCGCAAAGAGATAGAAGCCCAGCTTGGTACAGAGTTACCTGATCAGGATGAGCCACTGCCAGAATCTGTAGAACGTGAGTTGTCTAAAGTGGTAGCGCAGGCCGCAGGGCAGCTACTTAAAAAAGACATAGCCGAGGTAACTGCAGAAGAGAACGCTAAACAACAAGCGGACCCCCTTACGCAGATTCAGCAGCGTGAGCTGACTATTAAAGAACAAGAACTACAGCACAAAATGAAGATGGATCAGGCCAAGCTCAAATTGGATATGGAGACTAAACGAGCTAATATTGGTGTCCAAGAGGATCGTTTAGAGGCTGAAAACATCAAAGGATCAGCTAACATAGCCCTAAAAGTGGCTGAGTTGCAGGCGCAAGAAGAGCAGGCCGATATAAGGTCTGCTATGGATATAACTAAAGAAATAACTGATCGCATGGAGTAAACTGTGGAGCAGAGTATATTCTTGACGGTGTTAAACCGCATAGAAGAACAACGACAGGGAATACGACATCACCTAGCTGGTGGTGGCGCAGAGACTCAGCTTGAATACTGGAAACTGGTAGGTAAATACGAAGCTCTAGGCAATACAGTTGAAGAAATTAAAGAAGTAGAACAACGGTATATTGATCCATAGAACTTTTAGTTGTATGGCAAAAATACGTGGGTACTCCACGCATAGGCGCTGTGGGCCTTTAATCACTGCTAAGGAGACTAAAATGTACGCGGCCAACAAAATAGAAGATACTGAACTGCAAGCTAAACTTCCCGAGCCTAAAGGCTTTAAGGTTTTAATCGCAGTTCCTGAGTTAGAGGGGAAAACAGAAGGCGGTGTTATTATGCCTGATGCTCTAAAAGCTCAAGAAGAAGCAGCGTCTATTATAGGGTATGTTATTAAGACAGGCCCCGAGGCTTACTCTGACAAAGAACGGTTCCCCAGCGGGGCCTACTGTAAGGAGGGGGATTTTATAATTTTCCGCTCTTATTCAGGTACTAGGTTCAAAGTCATGGGTAAAGAGTTTCGAATTATAAACGACGATACAGTTGAAGCAGTAGTAGAGGACCCACGGGGGTATAGCAGAGCATGAGTAGTGTAGAGCAAGCCGTTGCAGATACGGATAATGTAGAAGTAGATATGGAGCCTTCGGAAGAGATTGTTGTTGAAATTGAAGACGATACTCCTGAAGATGATAAAGGCAGACCACGCCGTGCTAAGGGCGAAGAGGCTAGCATTCCCGATGATGATGACTTAACGCAGCATAGCGAATCTGTACAAAAACGGATTAAGAAGCTGAAGTTTGAGTTTCATGAGGAACGTAGGCGTAAAGAAGAGGCCGAGCGAGAGCGTGAGGCGGCAGTTCGATACGCTCAGGGTGCTAAGACCGAAGCAGATCGCTTACGTAAGAATCTGTCTGAGGGTGAAGGTGTTCTGATTACACAAGCCAAGGCGCGCAATGAGTCTGAACTTACGCAGATAAAAGCAGCGTACAAACAAGCATACGATGCTGGCGATTCTGATGCGGTGATTGAAGCGCAGTCAGCTATGATCAAACTACAGACCGAAGCTGATCGTATAGAAAACTGGAAACCCCGTCCAACAGAAGAACCAAAACAAGCCGCACCTGCGCCCCGTCCCCGACCGCCTGAACCTGATAGCAAGGCAAAAGATTGGGTATCGAGAAATCCTTGGTTTACTGAAGATAAGCCTATGGAGCGGTACGCTATGCTTGTACACCAAGAGTTAGTAGAAGAGGGAGTTGATTCTTCTTCTGATAGCTACTATAGTCGAATTGATAGCGCTATGCGACAGCGTTACCCAGATAAGTTTGATGATGTGGTTGTTGAGGACAAACCACAGCGTAAAGCTGGCTCCGTGGTGGCCCCTAGCGGTAGAAATACTGCTACATCACGCACGACGATTAAACTATCCTCCTCTGAAGCCGCTATCGCCAAGCGACTTGGAGTACCATTAAAAGATTACGCGGCGCAAAAAATGAAGGAAATGAACAATGGCTGATCGTAAACCGCGCTCTTTAGAAACCCGCGAGTCGGGTGAACGCAGAAAACCGTGGAAGCGAGCATCTATGTTACCTACTCCCGAACCCCGCGATGGACTTACGTTCCGCTGGATTCGCACGTCTACTCTGGGTAGTGCTGACATGACCAATGTTTCTCAACGTTTCCGCGAAGGGTATGTTGCTTGTAAAGCAGAAGACTACCCTGAACTACAGATCATGTCCGATATTGACTCGCGCTTTAAGGATAATGTCGAAGTCGGTGGGTTATTGCTTTGCGCAATCCCTACAGAATTGCAA